CGAAGAGCGCGGTCAGCTTGTCCTCGGCGTCGGCCTTCTCGGCGAGCATCTTGCGCGCGTCGGAGAGCGTGACGATCGGAGCGGGAGGAGGCGGCGCGACGACCGGCTTCGGCTGAAATCCGAACGGCTTCAGAGCCTGCTCGATCTGCGCCTCCGTCTTCGCGTTCTGGCCTAGCTTCTCGCGCACGGCAGCGAGCTTCGTCGCCTTGTCTGCCAGTCGCTCCAGCGGACGCTTCGCGCGATTGCGGCCCGCTTCCAGCGCAGCGGCAACGCTAGTCGGCCGGTTCAGTTCCTCGCGCTTAAGCGCCTCGGATTTCGCGCGGGCCCAGCTGGCGCCAGCATCACCGCCCCAGAGCGCCCACGCGATCCGGCCGGCCGAAGGGTAGCCGTCCTCGCCAGGAGAGAAGCCGGTGCCTTGCTTGTCTACCTCGTGCCGCGCGAAATACGAGACCATCCGGCGCACGGTGTCGGGCGAAAGGTTGGCCTTGTTCGAGATGTCGCGCGCGCGAGCGACGCCGACGGCCGTGCCTCCGCGGTTGAACTTCTCGCGCCACTCGAGGCCGCGCTTGGCCTCGGCTGCCATCGCATCGGTCGGCGTCAGGTCGACGCTGGCGAAGCGCGCAAGCTCGGCCGGCGTCGGAGGCTGGTCTGGCGTTTCGTCCTCGGGCGATGCGGTCGACTCCGCCTGCGCCTCCGCGGCAGCGCTCGCCACGTTGTCGCCCGTAGCGGCAGCAGCGGACGGCGTGCTCGGGAGCGAATTGGTCACGAGGCGAATCGCCGTCTCGGGGATCTCGTAGCGCTCGGAGAGCTCCTTGACGTAGCTCGCTTCGGCCGCGATCTGCTCGAGCCGCGTGAAGGCGTCGGTGCCCTGCTCGGCCGCGATCTCCTGCAAGGACTTCGCGCCTTGGCGGTTCTCATTAAGATTGGCCTGGCTCTCGCGACCAACGTCGATCGTGAGCTTGGGCGGGAAGCGCCACTCGCCGCGGGTCGCGCGCTTAAGCGCCTGCACCGGAGTCTCGCCGGCGCGAGCCGGAGGCGCCGGGATCTCGCCGCGAGCGATGGCGTCGAGGATCACCGCGTTCTTGATCGGGTCGAGCACCTTGTCGACGAGCACGCCTTGATGCCGCGCGAAGACGCGGTCGGCCGCGGCGAACTCCGCGCGCACGCTCGGGCCGGCGTAATCCTGCGTGCCGAAAAGGACGCCCTTCGGGATGCCGACCGCGATGGACAGCTCGTGCATCAGATGCGCGATGAACCCCGTGAAGGCGGTGCTCGGCCGAGCCGGCATCGTCTCGACGCGATCAGCCTGGCCGAGATACTTAATCATCCCGACCTCGGAAAGCTCGTTCTTCTGCTGCTGGCCGCTGGGCAGCACCGCGCTCGGGGTCGGCGTGAAGAGGTTGCGCGCGTTGGCCGTGCCACGATCGGTGAAGACGAGCGCCGCCTGCTGCGAGGCGAAGCGCACGCCGGCCTTCTCGGCTTGCAGGATCTCGTGCAGCATCCGCGCCGTCTGGATTGCCGCGTGAAAGTCGGTAACGCCGCGGTATTGATCGACGCGGAACGGGTCGAAGTAGTGGCAGAAATTCCCGGCCGGAACGTCCTCCGCGCCGAAGTAGACGCCCTCGCGGGTCACGCGGTAAATGCGATACGCGACCGGCACGCCGAACTCGTTCGTGATGACGCCTTCGAAGTAGTTCTCCGAGTCGAGCCCCATCTCGTTTGGATTGCCGATGCGGGTCGCCGGCACCAGCTGGAGCTTGAGCCCGTCGCCTACGCGTCGGATGACGAAGCCGCAGTCGCCGTCAACCGGCCGGTTTTCCGCGGCCAACTGGACGAGCTTGCGGAAGGAGTTGCGGCCCGTCGCGTCGGCCTGCTTGCACCACGAGTGGAACCACTCGTTGACCGTGGCGTTGTAGTCGCGGTCTCCAGTCGTTGCCGAGTATTCGGTCGGCGTCAGGTAGTTGCCGAACTTGCGCGAGACCTCCTTCACCTCGGGACAATTCTCGACCAGATTCCGCGCTTCCCACATCATCACCACGCGCTCGCGCACCGTCTGCGAGGACTCGCTCGGTTGGCCGTACTGCATCGGCGCGTAAAGCCGGTTCGTCTGCGCGGCGTTGTAGCTGAAAAGCGCGGTCTCGACGCGAGCCTGGAGCCGGCGCAGCGCGGCCTGCGGAGCGATGGTCTCGAGCGCCTTCTCGAACCACGGCCGGTTGCGGATGACTTGGGTCGCGTCGAAGGTCTGCATAATCAATTGCCCGTGAAGCTGACGAAGGTCGTATCGGTCGTGTCGCCGTTTTGGTACTCGATGGCGGCGGTGATGTCGCCCAGCATCTTGTTGAGCGTGTTCAAATCGGCGCGCGTCACGCTCTTGCCATTGAGCGAGTAGCTCGTGTTGAGCAGGCAGGCCTGGATTGCGTCCAAGACCTTGGACTTGAACGTTGTCAGCGTAGCAACGTCAATGTCGAGGAAGGGATTGTCGACCGCCATAAAAGAGCGGCCGCCGTCAAAAGGTTTTTTGACGCCCCGTAATGCTACGACTTTGACGGGGTGAAGCGGATGATGCCCGCGATGGTCGCCATACAGAGGAGCATCGCCGATGTATCGAGGCCGTGGTTGGGCGCGTTGCTTCGGACCTCGCGCCATTCCCAGACGCCAGTCCGCACCTCGACCTTGGCCTCGCCCTTGATGTGCTCGAGGTAGAGCGGGTTGACGTCCGACGGCAGTTCCCAGCGCAAGTCGCCCTTGCCTTCGAGCGCGGTCGCCAACGTGTCCTTAAAGTAGTCGCCGGACCAGTTGTAAAAGTAGACGTCGCCCCCGCGGTAGTCGCTCACCTGCGGATCCGAGAACGGGAAGTTGACCATCGTCCCGGTCGCCTCGTCTCGCATCGTCCACGTCCGCCGACCGTAGCCGCGCATCGAACGCCAGCCAAACTCCGCGCAGTCGCGGTCCACGTCCGCAGGCCGATAGCCGCGGTCCTGCGCGACGCAGGCGCTCGAGACCTTGAAGCGCTCTTGGAGCGCCCGCAGCTGGTCGCGCGTGTCGATGCGCCCGAACCACAGCTGACGATAGCGCGGCCCTTGCGCCGTGCTGAACGCGCCGACCTCGCACCAGAAGTGGTCCTGCTGGCGATCAATCGCGAGGAAGCGGATCGCCTCGTCGGGGATCGACTCGCCCTGCGCGTAGTCGGCCAACTTGTAGCCCGAGTCCTTGAGCAGCACGTTTACCGCCTTCTTCTCGACGATCCACGGCAGCGCTTGCCGCTTCGTCCGAAACTCAATCTTCGCCTGCTCGTCGCCCGTGCGGACTAGCTGGTTTTCGGCCTGCAGGAACTCTTCGACTAGGAGCCGCATCGGTCGCGTCACGATTGCCTCGAGGCGGAAGGACCGCACCTCGCGCGGCGCCGCAGGATTCATCGGCACGAAGCGCCCGGTCTTCGCCCAGCCGGCGCGGGTCGCGTCGCTGTCCGCGGACTCGTGCCCGCAGGAGATGCAGCGAAAGCGGCAGGTCTCCACCGCGCGCCCGACGTCCCACGTCTCGTCATCGCGGCGCGCCGCTCGGTCCCAGATCACGCCGCCGCGCTGTTCCTTGTGCAGCACCTCGAACGCGACCGGCAGGATCTTGCGGCAGCCTGAGCACTCGGCGTGCCACTCGCCTTGATCGCCCGAGCGGAAGCTCGTGTCCTCGACGTTCCCCGTTTCCGCGTCCATCACCGGCGCTTGGCTCGCGTTGTAAATCTTCGAGCGGCCGACCTCCTCGAACTTTGAGACGCGCGCCACCGCGTGGCCGTAGATCTCCTGCCACCGCGGAAGCCAGAGCTCGTCGTTGATCTTGTAGCGGATCGATTGGCTCTGCTGGGTCGAAAGGTTGGCCGCGTTGAGCGTCACGAAGAATCCGCCGAAGAAAATCTCGGTCGTCGTGCGGTGCGGCCCCGGCTTCGGCAGCATTGCGGCCACCGGCCGGCAGCGCTCGAGCAGCGGCCACAGGCGCGTCTTCGCGTGCTTCTCGACCATCTCGTCCGTCTGCATCGTCCAGCTGATCGGGCCGGGATCGTTGGCGATAATCCACGGGAGCCAGACATCGGCCACCAGCGTGCCGCCGATCTGCACGGCCTTGCGGAAGTGAACGCGGCGCACCAAAGGATTTTGCAGCGCGTCGAAGATCGGCACGAGCCACGGCGACAGCCGCACGTTAAACGGCCCCGGCGTCGCGTAGGATTCCGGCAGCTGCACGTGCCGCCGCGCCCAGTCGTAGATCGGCGAGCGATCCGGACGCGGGAGGCGGAATCCGGCGAGGAGTTGCTCGGCGCTCATTCCTCGGTCGCGCTCTTCCGAATCGCCTCCGTCTCGAACCGCGCCAAGTTGCCCGCGATCACCTCGCGGATCTCGTCCAGGATCAGCCCGCCTTCGACGTTCGCCTCCGCGGCTGACTTGCCGGCGACGCGCGGGCCGAGCTCGACCTCGAGCTTCAAGCGCAGGAGCAAGTCGAGCTTCTGGCTGAGGAGCTGGAGCATATCCTGCACGACCTCGCGCTCGACCACGTTGCCGCGTTCGCGCCCAAGCTTTAGGTCGCGAAGCTCGATGTCGCGCCGCATTAGCTCGGCCTTCAGCGCGCCCAGGCTTCCGTCCTTGATTCGCCCCAGCCCGCGCTCGTCGCGCCACGCGATCAGCTGCTCGACGGTCGCGCCGGTCGGCCAATCGTCGCGCTTCTGCCACTCGCGCAGCGTCGGCCGCGTGATCTTAAGCGCTCGAGCGAGTGCGTCCTGTGTCATCGTGTCGCGTTCCGGCAAGATTGCCTCAAGGCCCAGCCCCGTTTTTTTGCGCTAGGTCTTGCAACC